GTCATACCTTGCCTTTTTTATCTGCCAACTGGGTCATTAACATATATGTTATTTGCCCCGCTAAAGACCTGCATTCTTTGTCAGCTAACTTTTGCAGAGTATCGCGAAGCTCTTGCGTCATGCGAATATTGAGAAATATAGTCTTATTCATATTCTTCCTGATAGTCTATGTCGTTAGTCACATCTGTAATTTCTTCGACTTCATCAATTGTGCGAGTAAAGTCAATATCAAAGTCAGACTGATGTTTAAGCGCTTGGTCAAAGGCGTCATCTTCGTCATAAGCGCACACCATCATTGACACCTCTTGTACGCGCAATGCTTTAATTAGATAGCGTTTCATTTTGTTCCTTTAATAATTGTTCAATTTGTTTGGCAAATATTTTCATGCCACCCTCTGTGGTGTACAGCATATCTAAATTTGCTTCGATAGTGACTCGGCGTAACAATGTCACAATTTGCTCGTCTGTTAGGCTGACCCATTGCTTAGTCATTATGTGTTCCTTTAATCGGATTAAAAACGTTTATGTGTGCAGGGGCTTTCGCTTCGTTTGGGTTAAATTTTTTCAACAAGGGCTTGCATTTGACCCTTAGCGTAGTAGTAGGCAGGTGTGGACATTTTTATGCCAACTGGGTTGTCAAGATTAAACTTGTCGCGGGTAGCTAAAAAACCCATTTGATTAATTTCTTGCTTTGCAGACTCATATCCTGCAAAGTAGTCGGCGGTAAATTCTTGATGAGTGATGATGTGTTTCATGTAATTCTCCGTGGTGTTTAAGTGCATAAGTAATTAAAACACAAATAATATACCTTGTGCGAAATATATATTTATCAATATTGAGTTATTGATAGTTTTTGGCTATTTGTATGCATGATCAATTTTCGTATATAATTAATCATTCCTTGGCAGGAAACATTGAACAAGACCTAGTTAGCATCCTGCTTGTGTTCACAAGTCTGCCAACACCACAAAAATGGTGAGGATGCTAACTAGGGCTTTTTTTTTGAGGCTTTAAAATGCAATTACATCATCAAGATTCTTTTGAAAGCGAAGTATACGTAGGTGGCAAAAACCATATAGTTATAAAACAAATAATTGGTTTAGATCAGCGCGAAGTTATGTGCAATCAAGATGAAACAATGGTTTTTTTAACAGCCGTGCAAGCAGAACAATTGCTTGAAGCATTACCTGATTTAATATTAAAGTCAAAATTTAATTGGCTTAATGTAGTAGAGGTTCAAGATGAAAACTGACATCTGGATGCCTCTTTATATTGGCGATTATTTAGCCGACACATCGAGGCTCACTACAGAACAACACGGGGCTTACCTACTGTTGATTATGGATTATTGGCGCAATGGTCGCTTGCCTGATGATGATGCAATATTGGCTAACATAGCTAGATTAAGCCCTGAGTCTTGGGCGAAACATCGGGGAGTCCTTCAGGGATTCTTTGAGGGACAAGACGGGGAGTGGGTACACGAAAGAATTGAGCAAGAAAAGGATAAGTCCGGTGATTTAAAGAAAGCCCAGATCAAGAAATCAATCATCGGCAATTACGTTAAGTACGGCAAAATTGACCCAAGAGTGTTGCAAGACGAAGAATTTAAGGTTTGGTGGGCACAAGAAGTGGTTAAACATTCCCACAAGGTGTCCCTGAAGGAATCCCTCAAGGCTCCCCCTTCACCTTCACCTTCACCTTCACCTTCACCTATACAAATACCTTTAACTTCATATAAAGATAAAGATACTACCCCCCCCATACCCCCCAAGGGGGGCGGTGAAGAGTTCGAACAATTTTGGCAAGCGTATCCAAAGAAGGTCGGCAAAGACAAAGCTGAAGCATCATTTAAAAAGCTCAAATCACTTGCAACAGTCTTGCCTCAAATACTTGAAGCACTTGAATGGCAAAAGGTAAGTGATCAATGGACTAGAGATGGTGGTCAGTACATACCATTGCCTACGACTTATTTAAATCAAGGTCGGTGGAAAGACGAAGCCGTACAGGTCGCTATTGCAAAACGACAACCCAATAAACAGGAATTATTGGAAATGCGAAACCTTGCAGTCGTTCACGAAATGATGAGGTCAGCATGAACCACGACAACAAAGTTGATTTTTTAGAGCTGATTGCAAACGTTTACGCGTTTTACAGACAAGACTTTTCATCATTTGCTGGTGGTGTTTGGTACGAGGCTATGAAGCCATTTGATTTGCCTGCTGTAGCTGATGCCTTGAACCGACATTGCATCAACCCTGACAACGGGCAGTTCATGCCTAAACCTGCTGACATTGTTAAGATGTTGAAAGGCTCAAGCATGGACTCTGCACTCGTAGCTTGGTCAAAGGTCGATAAAGCTATACGGCAAGTCGGCACGTATGAAAGCGTAGTATTTGATGACGCATTGATTCACAGGGTGCTGGCTGACATGGGTGGTTGGCAAAAGATTGGTATGGCGGGGGAACATGAATGGCCATTTGTCGCGAAGGAGTTTGAAACACGTTACAGAGGCTACTCAATGCGTAATGCCAAGCCTGAATATCCGCCCGTGATGGTTGGCATAGCACAGAGCCAAAACGAGCAACAGGGCTTCATTGTTAAAAGCCCACGACTACTTGGTGACACAGATAATGCAAGCGCAGTCTACTTGGGTGGCAGAGAAGAGCAGCCAGAGCGCATTATGCTTTCTGACATTATGGAAAACGGATTAGTTAAGCAAATTGGTTTTTAATGTATAATTTATTCACTCTCCTTGGTACATTTTCCCTGCATAGTCGCAGGGATTTTTTTATATGTTATAAATAGTCAAAGGGGTTTTTATGCTTGTGATTGACTTACCATACCCGAATAGTGCAAATCAACATTGGAGAATGGGTAGAGGTCGTATGTATCTATCATCAAAGGGTGTTGCATTTCGGGAAGCGGTTAAGATGGTCGCTAAGATACACAATCAGAAAGCCCCTGAAGGCCGATTACAAATAAGTGTTATGCTTTACCCGAGAGATAAAAGAGTCAGGGATATAGACAATGTTTGCAAAGCCTTAAACGATGCTTTAGTTCACGCAGGGATAATTGAAGATGATTCGTTGATTGACAAACTGATCATTGAACGTGGCGCGATCTGTAAGGGTGGAAAGTGTCGAGTCTACATAAGTGAGTACAAATGAAAAAGAAAACGCCTGCACCGCTTGAATCACGTTTTAAACAGTATAAATACGACATAGCGATGGAACAGGCAGCCAAACGAGCAGAAAGCCACCCTAAACCGATAAGCATGGTATCGCACGTTAAACAATGGGTACAAAATGATACAAGTAAAACCAGTTAAAGTCGCAGACCTTATCCCGTATGCCAACAATGCTCGTACACATTCAGACGAGCAAGTGGCGCAAATTGCGGCAAGCATAAAGGAATTCGGGTGGACTAACCCGATACTGGTTGACGGTGAGAATGGCATAATTGCAGGCCACGGTCGTTTAGCGGCGGCACGTAAATTAGGCATGACTGAACTGCCTGCTATACAGCTTGACGGGTTAAGCGTAGCGCAAAAGAAAGCATTGATACTTGCTGACAATAAATTGGCAAGTAACGCAGGGTGGGACAATGAATTATTAGCAATAGAACTTGATGAACTTATAAGTTTTGATTTTGATATAAGCATCACTGGCTTTAATGAATTGTTTTTAGCTGAATTAACACAAGAAAAAGCACCTGACTTAGGTTTATTGCCTGAAGAAAAATTAGACAACTTTTTAAACGGTGATACAAAAATACTTAGGTTAGCTTATGATGAGCTTGAATTTGAAACAATAATTGATAATTTAAGCAAACTAAAAGAAAAAACGGGAATTGAAGACTTTTCAACAATAATATTTGACTTGGTTAATAAATCATGCAAAAAATAGTTATAGACAACCCTGTAAAAATTAACTTTGCTGATTATAAAGGCAAAGTACCAACATCTAAAGACTATGACACTTTGATAAATTTTGAGTGCCAAATATACATTAAAGACAAATTAGTATGCACTTACAAAAAAGCAAGTGATGAAGTAAAAAAAATATTAGCGTACGCAAGCGCAAATTCAACAGCCAAAAAAAGCAGTAGAACAGGTGGTGTCGTGACAAACTCTACTATCTTTGGTGCATTGCCAAGGGTAGCATTACGCGAAGATTATTGTAGGTTTAGCGCAGATACCAAAAAAGACCCTAAAATGTTTAGTTTGCTTACACGAGCGGCAAAAGAGCTTTGGTCTATATATGAAACAGACTTCCCTGAAATGAGCAAATATTTTGCAAATGAAGCTAACCTTATACAACCTGACTGGTTAAAGACAGGCACACCATTTTCAACAATCAATATAAATAAAAACTTTGCAATAAAGTATCACGTAGACGCAGGAAACATGGCTAATGTATTTAGCAACGTGTTGATAAGTAAACGGCTTGCTGAAGGTGGATACTTTGTCATGCCTGAATACAGGTTAGCATTAGCGCAAGATGATGGTTGGATAGCTATTGTTGATGGGGTAAACGTTATGCACGGGGTTACACCTATAAAATATTTAAGTGACAAAAGTTGGCGTAATTCGTTTGTTTTCTATACATTAAACAATTTAAAACATTGCAATTGTAAACCTGAAGAATTGGCACGTATGAAAAACAAAGGCCAACAGAAAAGGGCTATTAAACGACGCAAAATAGGTGACAAAGAACTTAACGCTTTTACACAATGCACGAACTAATAAAGCATAATTTAACTAAGTTATAATTTTTGTAATAACAATATATAAAGTGATAAATCATGGGGCGTAAACTATTGCTATTAACGGAAGATCAACGCAACCAAGTGGAAGGACTTGCCGCGTACCTGTCGCAAGAGCAAATAGCGGATTACTTCGGCATTGGTAAGACCACATGGTTTGCTATGTTAGAACGTGAGCCGGATTTATCCGAACGCTATAAACGGGGTAAAGCCAAGGCCATTGGTGCAGTCGCTCAAGGGTTATTACAACAAGCTAGGGCGGGTGATAAAGCGGCGGCAATGTTTTACCTTAAGACACAAGCAGGCTGGCGGGAAACTACACACATTGACCACAGCAACACAGACGGCACATTAAGCCCCGTGCGAATAGAGATTGTCGCCCCCGATGCAAACAGCGCAGATTAAACTACCGTCAAAGCTGATACCCGTATTTGCGCCCCCAAGGGGTGATTTACTTTATAGGGGTGCTTACGGTGGGCGTGGCTCNGCTAAGTCTTTCTCATTCGCGCTCATGGCTGCAATATTGGGCTATGCTGAACCGATACGCATACTCGCTACCCGTGAGCTACAGGTCAGCATTAAACAATCGTTTCACGCAGAGCTAAAGGCCGCTATTGAGATGCACCCGTGGCTTAGTGCTCATTATGACGTAGGCATTGATTACTTGAGAGGTAAAAACGGTACGGAGTTCTTATTTCAAGGCTTACGACACAACACGGGTAGCATTAAATCGCTTGCCAAGATAGATTTGACCATAGTGGAAGAAGCCGAAGACGTACCCGAGGAATCATGGCTTGCACTTGAGGCCACCGTATTTAGGCAACCCAAGTCTGAGATGTGGGTTATTTGGAACCCAAGGCGCGAAGATTCACCCGTAGACAAACGATTTAGGAAAACGCCCCCAAATAGCTCAATGGTTGTGCAAATGAACCACAACGATAACCCGTTTTTCCCTTTGGGTTTACAAGCCTTACGTGTGCGTGAACGTTCACGGTTAGACCCAGCCACCTATGCTCACGTATGGGAAGGCGCATATCTGCAAAACTCAAACGCGCAAATTCTCGCAGGCAAGGTCAGGGTTGATGACTTTGTAGCTAAAGAAGGGTGGAACGGGGCTTATTTTGGTTTAGACTTTGGTTTTTCTCAAGACCCTACCGCAGCAGTAAAGTGCTGGATACATGACGACACCTTATACGTTGA